CGACGATTTCAACTCCGTCTGACTCTCTTATCATACCGAGTATTCTTTTGCCTTTTTTACCTAGCGTATCCCAATAATTCATTTGAGTTTCACTGTCGTAATTCCACTCACCATCATGACTGACAAAATCACCATTTTCAAAATAACCTAATATTGGTTTATTTACGAAAGTCGGTAAAGCGTCTTCCATAGATTCTGGTGTAAACCACGATTTATTAACATTAGGATTAGCGTCGCTAATTACTCTCATGGATAATTCTAAAAAATCTTTTTGTAATAATTGTTTAATATCTATCGAACTAGCATCAGCTTCGAAACACATTCTATTATTCTCCACTTGACGCACCTCCTTTTAGATTTTTAATTTGTTTTCCAAGAACTGAAACCTTTTGAACGCGTATTTGTGGTTTTGGGACTATTATAGATTTATTATTATTCGTTTCTTGCTCTTTTTCAGCTTGCGTCTTTTTATATTCGTCTTTTGGCGGAAGTTTATCAAACCTTATCATTATATCTGTAATAAAAGAGTTCCCACCAAGATTTTTATAAGCTTCATATAAATCATGAATATTTTGGAAATCATAGTCATTACGATAGCCTTTTTCGAGACAGTCATAATAACAATTTTTTATATCATTTCTAAGACTACACAGAGTTCCGTCACTAACAAGGTCTATTTTCTTATCAATTTCCCCTATTGAATCCTTTATAGGTTTATTTTCTTCTTTTATAACTTCCCTCACATTTTCTTGAAATTCTTTTTTCTTTTCTTTTTTTCTCTTTTCACTATTTTCTTTCTTTCTCTCGTATATATCTTTCCATATTAAGCCAGCGAGAGTAGGAATCGCAAGCAATGAAAAAACAAAAGAGACAACTGGTAACCAACTTGTATCCATATCTATTCCCTGATGCTAATAAAATTAGTATATTCTTTAATATGAATATTTAAATCATTAGCTCCAAGTTCCACAACCGCATTAAGCCACTCTTCTGTTTGTTTGATGAATGGAGTAATATAAGTTAAAAACTCTTCTCCAAAAATACGCACTTCATCATCATCATTTAAATCTGCTGTTGATATTAATTCACAACAGTACTTTCTTAAATTCATTAAAGTATCATGAATTCTTTCAAATATAGATTTTACATCTTTAATATTATCCTCATAAGCAGAGATGTCACCTCTGGTAGGCCTTAAGCCCAACTCTAACATCTTATCTGTTATGATATCTGCCCATTCTGGCATAACATGAGCAACACTAAGATGAACCACTTTTGCTATTTTAGTGTAAAAATAATAATCTAGGTTATAAGCTAAATTATCAAACACTGCATTAGCGTCGAAACACAAAGTAGCTAACTTATTTAATTGCTTATATGTTACTTCTGAAATTCTCATTATTTTTTCCTCCTTGTGTTGCCTATGCTTTTTCTCTACCTTCAGTAGTATCTGTACCTTTAGCTATATCATTAGCGGTGTTGTCGTTCTCAACATCATTTTCTGATATTTTAGGTCTTCCAACACTATTAGGCGTACTTCCATCTGCTTGTGCATTTTGTCTAGCTTGTTCATTAAGTTCTGCGTTTTTAATTTGAGTATATGTGACAAATTCTTTATAAAATCCCAAAGTTTTAATATATGAAGTTACAGCTTTTGTATCTAACATACTCATACCTTCTGCAGACATTAATTTTGGTAATAATGCTATATTACCACCAGCAACCACTTCTTTTAAATATTTTTTATCGTTTTCTAAATTGAAAATGTCTCCCCAAATAGAAATTCTCCACTTATATTTGAATCCTAATTTATGTTGTAATACATAATTCATTACATTTTCAAATTGTAGTGTAACATATCTTTGCTGTGAAGCTGCTAATTGTTTCGCCACGTTTACTTGAGCTACGTTTGGTTTATCTGTAACTATGGTTAATCCACCCTCTCCAGCAGTCTCAACAAAATTCTGAGTAGCCTCAGATAAAATATCTGATGAGTTGACGTCAGCTGATAGTTGTTGTAATTTAATGTTTTTAGCTGGCCATAGCCATGCCTCAACATTAGTACTAGTAGCCTGATTAAACTGAGTCATATATCCTTCTAAAACTTCTGGAGCATATACTGATTCATTTTTACCAGCTCTAGGATTAGGTATAGTTTCAATTTCACCTGTTAAAACAGCTGTTAATGGTGTGCTGGCAATTAAACCAGCTAATTGTCCATAATCTGTTAATTCTTGAAGTTTTAGCATCAATCCCATTGTATCAGGAGCCACCCATGGATGTGAGTTATCACTTCCGAAAGTATAGCAAATATCAAATGGCATTCTTAACCAGAATAGATAATTCATTTGTTTACCTTTGCCCATTATCTCTAATGATGATGGATATGTAATTCCATCATATTCGAAAGTATAATTTTTTGCCTTATCAATGCTCTCCTCATCAAAACTATAAGTGTATTTGCCATCTGTACCATTTTGTTTTACCACTCCAGTGGTCACCATATTAGCCCAGGCCTTTTCCATGAAATCACCAAAGTCACTAGGATTGTTTGCTATATTTAAAAAATATAACATATTAAAAGAAATAGTGAATCCAAGCTGACCTTTACCAGTTATTTTTACCCATTCAGTAGGCATCTTTTGCAAAGTACAGAAACCTGGCTTTTTATTTTTACCTTCACCGATAAATTTATTTCTTAATAAGTAACTAGATTTACCTTCTCTTTTAACTTCCATAGCAATGGTTTTAAAAGTATTAGGAATATTAAATAAATTTAACCAATCTTCAACTAAAACATTCTCTGCTTTAAAACCACCGTCATTATATTCAGAATCTTTATCAAATAATTCTGGAATAATGAAATAATTATACACAGGAATATCTGGAGCTCTTCTCAATATATTATAATAAATTTGTTGAGAACTAGCATTGGCCCATCCTAAACTTCTAAGTTCATGTTCATGATTAGCAGGGTCAGATAAAAATTCTGATATATTTTGTTTTCCATAAGTTTTAGCAGTAGTATAAATGTTTTTGATTCTTTGGTTTTGTAAAAATGGATTTAGTTTATTCCATTTTGCTACAGATGTAGCAAGACCAGAGCCGTCTGCATTTAAAGCAGTAATTTTATTAAATACAGAACGCCACTTTGAAGTTGCAAGTTCAATTGAAACTTCCTCAGATGTTTTCCCAGCCTCTTTAGACATATTAAGTCTTTCTTGCCCTACTTCGTCGACTATTGTGTCTTCATTGACAGGCTTCTTGGGACGTCCAAGTTTAGTCTTTGTTTTTTTGTTTTTTTCTTGTGCCATCCTCTTCCTCCTCCTGTTGTTTTTTTAGAAGACAGTCAACCTCTTTTTCAAGCATGTTTAACCCGACCAAAGTATTTTTTAACATTTCTTGATTCTCTTGTTCGAATTTATTATAGTTAATCTTAATGATTTTATCCATTAGCCATCCATTAATAAATTCTGTTTCTTTTGGTTGATTATCCTTAGAATAAATATCCACAAAAAATTTTGTATAATTATTAGATTTTAAAATATTAATTATTTTTTTCTCAGTGAGAAAATCACCGTCTGTCTCGCCAAGATATAAATAACCATTTTCCCATAACAGCTCTGCATGTTTTGAAAGTTTTTGCAATGCTGCACCAAAATTAGCTTTTGGATTTTCAAAGTCTGCAATAATTTTACAACAAATCATTCCCTTTTCTCTCCTTGTATTTCTTATTTTCTTGGCATAGGCTAAAGGATTTGAACCTCTACGAACGGTTTTGGAGACCGTCATGCTACCGTTGACATCAAGCCCATATAAATGGTATAGCCTATAAGACTATACCTTCCAATCTTATCTAAAAGGTGACTTACCAGAAAAAGGACTCTTAGGCCTATTTTTAGTTTTAACAGAAGTTACTGTTTTCAACCACGGGTCTTGTGTCTTTTTCTCTAACTCTTTATTAAACATAACAGAATAGTCTAAACCTACGCCGTCACCATATTCTTCATTGTCTCTTATATTTTTAATCTCCCAACAACACATTACAAATACATAGTTACGGTCATCATGCATTTTGCTTCGTTTTTCTGGTGGAAGTTGATAAGTAATTCTACCACTCTGTGGATTTTTAATTCTAACCATAGAAATAGCTTCTTCTTTCATTAAATCCATTTGAATCAAAGCATTTAACTCAAATTTATTTAATCTCTTTTCAGAACCATCGTCTAACACTAGAATGTCATATTTAGGACATCTAGGGGCAAACTTAATACCACCTTGAGGTACTAATAATTTAGCAGCTTCAAACATAGCATTTCTGAATTTAGAAGGTTCAACTAGTTTCAGACAACCTGAAACACAATTTTTTCTATATGGCTCTGACCATAAAACACTATATTCATCGTTCTCATCATAAACACCAGGATGCATTTTGCCGTTAGCATCAGTCCATGGCTTAGCCAAAGATTGAGCTATGGAACTTGACTGCCCACCGATACCATTATCAAGTAAAAGAGTAACATTTTCATATGGAACTACTTTATCCCTTCCGTTGTACTCATATACTAATTCTTGAAGTCTTTTAACTTGTTCTTCAATTCTCATCGGTCTTTTTGAACCGTCACCATATGTTACAACTAAATTATCCATATAGATACATCGTCCACAAAATTGTTTCATTTCATTTTGAAATACTTCCATAACTAATACTGGAGCATTATCCACTTTAGAAGCAGGGTCATATGCAATTATATATTTATGTTTGCGTCCACCCCATGAAGTAACAGGAACAAAATTTTCTGTATTTTGAAAAATATCTGTTCTTGTTACAACTGCGTCTTCTAGATTGAAATGGTCAAATATATTATAATATTCTCTATTTGCAATAATTTCATTTTCTCTCATTGCAGCGTCTACTGTTGCTTGAGATAATAATGGTGGAACTGTTATACCGTTAACAGTAGGATGCATTGGAACGTCACAGCTTAAATCTGCAACAAACCAATTTCTATCGCCCATTAACATACGTTTAGTACCTTCTTTATATTGCTTATAGAAGAATGAATCAGTATCTGACGCAGAACCTACATATAACCTTTGGTTTGGCATATCCATAGGATATATATCTGCATCAAAATTAGCACCTAATTTAAACCCTGAATCCTGTACTGTATAGGGATTACACACTTCAAAAGTCTCCTTAGAAACGAAACCAGCTTCATCATATATATTTAAGTTGGAACGTTTACCACGGGCTGATTTTGAAGCACCCGCTACAGCTGTTATTTCAGAGCCGTTTAATAATGTACATTTTGAACCATTTTTAGCGTCGTGTGTAAAACCGTCGCTATCACTTTTACTTTTAAGTAATTCATCAATAAATACTGTATTAGTATTAATGATTGTTTTAATATTATTAGTTGCGATATCCTCCATTTTCTTGAAGGTATCATTAGCTGTCGTCCAGTTTTCTGAAATAATTCTTGTCATAAATTTTGGAAACAATATATTTCTTGCCATGATATAACACCCAAGCAGGAACGATTTACCAATATTTCTACTACAAGA